TTTTGATTTACGGTAAATAAAAATGAGTTCACATCTTCCAATGTCGATTCATCTAGAGCCTACCACAGCTTGCAATGCAAGGTGTCCTCAATGCACAAGGACGCATGACACAACGATGAACACAGACCCCACGCTAGAAATTACAGAATGGTCAGCCAAAGATATTAAAAAATTGCTAGAAGATGAATGGATGTCAAGAGTAGTGAGTATTCTTGTAAACGGAAACTTTGGTGATATTGTAATGCACACACACCCAAAAGAGTTTATATTTGCTTTGGGGGGAAGACATATCACCATTAATACAAATGGTGGTGGTCTCAGCGTTGATTTCTGGAAATGGTTGGGGACTCGTCCTAATGTACGTGTGGATTTTGCTATAGATGGCGTAAATAATGATTCACACAGTAAATACCGAAGAAACACGAGATACGAAACTGTGATAAGGAACGCAAGAGCATATATAGATGCAGGCGGTTCAGCTAACTGGGTTATGACGCTGTTCAAGCATAATGAGAACGAAGAGGAACAGGCATCTAAACTTGCCAAAGATTATGGATTTAAGAGGTTTTTACCAAGATTTTCGGATAGGTTTGGTAACAAAAACCTGCTTATTTTGGACGGTGATTACGAATTAGAACCAGCATCAGCTTCTACAACAAGTGGTCTTACAACTACCGATAAACTTGAATACCATAATCTAGAACGCAATCCTAAAGAAATGTCGTTTTGGGAATCTCCTAATATAATCACTTCGGATCGAGGAGTATATTGCTATGCTTCTATTGGTAACTCTAACTTTTTTCATCAGATTTACATATCGGCTGATAAAAGACTATGGTCGTGCTGTCATATGTCACATTCTGTCGAACTGTCGAGGCGTTTCAACAAACACGACAGCTTCACGAAAACTTTCTATTTGGATAAGGGTTATTCGGAAGACTTCAATAGTCTCGAAAAATACACCCCGAAAGAAATATATGAAACTGGTATGTTAGATACTATTTCAAAAGATTGGCAGTTTGATATTTGTAAACTAACTTGTGGTAAATGTGCTTGACATTTTACCTCATTTGATGTATTATAAATAACTGGTTCGATGAAGCAAACTTAAAGTTGCTCTGGACGCGGGTGCGATTCCCGCCACCTCCACCAAAAACACATTCTGGAAGATCAGGTTGGTTACAAGTTGAAGAGTGTGTTTTTGATGGGGGTGAATAGGTTCGACAGGGGATGATTCGGTAAGTGGAGAACAGGTGTGCAAGCAACCTTAATCGTAAGAAACTAAAGTAAACGCAAACGATAATTTCGCGTATGAGGGTTTTGCTCTAGCAGCATAATTTCTCGGGGTCAGGGGACGCCTAGCAACAGAAGTCCCCATTATTTTAATATATCTCTTTTAGGAAACTAATCCATATGAACAAATTGATTCTTGGTGCTGCAGCAGTCGCATTTTCTATTTCCCCTGCTCATGCCGTTGAAGATTACATCGAAAACAATATTCAGTTTACAACAGGAAACTCATCTATCACTTTCCGTAAATATACTGCTGGCGTTGATTATAACATGGTTCAACTTGACACTAAACTTGCAGGTTGGGGTTACACGTATCGTTGGACAGATAGTGGTGGAACTGTAGAGAATCGTTATAGGTTGACTGCACCGAAAATTGATCTAGTTGGTAATTTCTATCTGAAACCTCGAACTGAAATTAAAACATACGAGTCAAATGCAAAGGATGACTTTGTAAACCTGCAACCAATTATTGCAGCAGATTATCAACTCACAGACAAATTAAGTGCTTACATTGACCTGAAACCAAAGTTTGCTATTGATAGTGACGTGTATAGTGATGGTGAGTTCTATGAATCACAAAATGATTTTGGAATAGATTATGCATTGTCTGATGCTTTGAGTGTTGGTGTATTTTACGAATACAACACAGATGGCGATGGCAACAAGACTGACGATTTCTTGGGAACAAGCGTAGTCGTTAAGTTCTAATTTTTAGGTTATATTATGAAATTTCTTGACCCATTACTTGCGATCCTGATAGCAATTTCTTCCAATCCAATGGAAGAAACGACAAAACTTCTTGGATCAAAGATGGATATACAAACTACCTGTTTGGCACAGAATATCTACCACGAAGCAAGAAACGAATCAACTGCTGGTATGCTGGCGGTCGCTAATGTTACAATTAATCGCGAAAGGTCTAACGCATTTCCGAGCACTATATGTGAGGTTGTGTATGAATCACCACACTATTATGTTGAGTCGACTGGTAGATATATCCCATATCGACATCGTTGTCAATTCTCTTGGTATTGTGACGGCAAGAGCGATGATATCAAGAATATGAGTAGATATATTCAAATCTATATCCTAGCCGAGCAAGCAATGCAGTCTAAGTTTGATGTGACTGACGGTGCATTATTTTATCACGCTGATTATGTCGATCCTGACTGGAATAAGAGCATGACAATTACAGCCAAGATTGACGCACATATATTTTATAAGCCGAGGAACTAATGATGCATATTGTAGTTACAGGTGGATGTGGATTCATTGGAAGTCATGTAGTCGATCTACTGGCAGAAGGAGATTACAGAATAACAGTAATCGATGATAGAAGAAATGGTAGGTATGTATCTCACCATTCTAATGTCAGCTATATTTTCGAGAACGTGTGTGACGTGACACCACCACCCTGTGATGCAATAATTCATCTTGCGAATACGCCACGTGTCAGAGCATCATTTGATCACCCAGCAGAATCTATTCTGAACAATGTGAGTCCGACAGTTGCTGTGTGTGAATGGGCAACCAGATTCCAATGTCCTCTATACTTTGCTCAGTCTTCAAGCGTCAATTTTAGCGACGCATATGCAAATGCTTATACGTTTGGTAAGGCGATGTGCGAAGAAGTATTACATTTTTATAATTTGCATTATTCCCTTGACTTTCACCTCATGTTCTTTTATAATGTATATGGTCCAAGGGAAGCAGACTATGGAGAACACAGTACTGTGATCAGAGCATTTAAGAATCAAATCCTTAAAGGCGATAGTCTGCGAGTCTTTGGAACAGGAAAGAAGTCGAGAGATTTTACTCATGTAGAGGATGTCGCGATGGGAGTGTGTAATCTTGTTGTTGCTGGAAAGAAAATGAGAGAAGCACATTTCGGATCTAACCATCCATACACAATTAATCAGATAGCAGAGGCATTTAATCACCCTGTTGTCTATGAGTTTGACCGTAAAGGTGAAGCTGAACATACTATTTGTAATGAACCCTATATTAAACGGAGCCATGATGTCATTGAATATATTAGAGATTGGAAAGGGAGACTACACAATGCCGAAAGTAGTAGTTGATAATGATATGACGACGGATGCATCCCAAGTCACAGATCAATACTTAATCACCAAGCAGTTTAAAAGTTCCTCGGACTTCTCTCAACACATCGAGAAAGAAGCAGTGCGGACTGGTTCTGGATACATTGATACTATTGTTGCCTTCTGTGAGAAGAATACGATGGAGATTGAATCCGTAAAGAAACTGCTTACAACATCTTTGAAAGATAAGATTAAAGTGGAGGCATCAGAACTCAACCTTCTGAAGTTTGAGAAGTCTGGGAAGTTGCCTCTGTAATGGATCCATTTGAGGTTTACAAGTTGTATCTTGCTCTCAAACTCCACTTCACGACTGAGAAGTATGACATCACAAAAACACGTGGTGCTGTGAAGGCGAGTCAGAAAGCATTCCTGAAAAGGAAAGATATTATTGCAATGCGTAAACTTGCAAGGGACTATAAGAAAAAAGAAATCATTGACTTGTTGGTCGCCAACTTTGTTTCTGGAGATAAGTGGGGCGGGATGTTTGACTCACACGCTTCCGAAGTATATAAAGAATGGAAGACACGCAAGGCAAGAAGAGATTATCAGTTCGAACAAGACATCGAAATGATAAAACTGGAGATGGAAAAAGAATCCATCCCCGATCCATTTATCGCTGATCAAGGTCATCACGCATTGGTCTATCGTCTATATCTTGGTAAAAAAATATCAATTGAGACGCTAGTTTTGCTTGACAAATTGTTTAAAATGAGCGATAATAGTGATGATATCTTCTTAGAGAGTATCAATTTACTCGTTAAGAAATATCGACCGTTTGTCAAATTAACAGACAAGATGAGGAATGTAGGTGAGAATCTTTATAAATAACTCGTCCGCTGATATAGGACAAATCATACAACGCAAATACAACGTATACACAGGAGATACATATGTCGTTTAATTCACTATCTGACTTGCGTAAAGCAAGAGGCTCTTTCGATAACCTAATGAAAGAAGTCGAAAAAATTGATGCCCCCCAAAACAACTACAAAAAAGATGACGGAAACGAGTGGAAGCTGAAAGTAGATTCCGCTGGTAATGGTTATGCCGTTCTTCGTTTTTTGCCTGCGCCACAGGGCGAGGAATTACCATGGGTTCGTATGTTCAACCATGGCTTCCAAGGTCCAACTGGTAAGTGGTACATCGAAAATTCACTCACTACTCTGAACCAACAAGACCCTGTATCAGAACTCAACAGCGAGTTGTGGAACAGCGGCACGGATGCCAACAAAGATCTGGCTCGTAAGCAGAAGCGTCGCCTCTCTTACTATGCTAATGTTCTTGTTGTAAAGGATCCTGCTAATCCTCAAAACGAGGGACAGGTTATGCTTTACAAGTTCGGTAAGAAAATCTTTGACAAAATCAAAGACGTTATGCAACCTCAGTTTGAAGATGAGACTCCAGTAAATCCTTTTGATTTCTGGGAAGGTGTAAACTTTAAATTGAAGGCGCGACAGGTTGATGGCTATCGTAACTATGATAAGTCTGAGTTTGAATCTACTCCAACTCCTATCGCACCTGAAGATGCAGACATTGAAGGTATCTGGGCGAAACAAGAATCACTAGCTGAGATTGTTGACCCTAAAAACTTCAAGACTTATGATGAGTTGAAGCAGAAGCTGAACATGGTTCTTACTGGTGGAGCGAAAGTTACCACTGCTGAGAAAGTCGCTGAACAAACTGGTGATGTTGAAGACCAACTTTACATGGAATCAAAACCATCAGTATCGGTAGCGTCTAATGTTGATGAAAGCGAGGATGACACTTTGTCTTACTTTGCTAAGTTGGCTGAAGACGACTAAAGAATCCCACTACCTTGGGACAAACCGCTCGTGCCTAAATGCAATGCGGTTATAAGGGACTCTTCGGAGTCCCTTTTTTTATGTCACAATAAGTTTGGGAGTCCTTGCCTGAATACCAATCGCTGATGGATCTGACGGCATAGCTGTTCTTGGCATGACTGCAGTGACACTTACATTTGGTGCTGGTGATGGTGGGACATTCACATTCGGAGCAGCGGCAGGTGCTACGTTGACTTGTGGAGCCATTGCTGCTGCTTCTGCTGCTTTTGCTTCTGTTGTTTGTGCTTCGATTGCTGCAGCACTTTCTGGAGCAGAAGCCGTTGGTGCTTCCAGATCTGTCGCGCCATATTTCTTCTCGAATTTAGCAAATGTTCTATCAGCCATTCTCGCTTCTCGGTCACCAAACGTATCTACGTCACCGCTATTTTCCAATGCTGTAGACAGCTGTGCCTTTTGCGAGGTTTTTTCTTCTTCTGATAAGTCGGAAGCATCAATCTTCTGAACCAGAGCGTCCATCTTCTTTTTGTTCAATGCCATCTTTGCATTATCTTTTTCGAGTTCTTGTTCATCAGTTTCGATACCGACCATATTCATTGCGCCAGTTTCAAATGCTTCAACTTCTTCGTCATACCCTGCTGCACTGAGTGCTGCTGTTCCCAATTCGTATACTGTTGCAGCTGCTAAGACACCAGCGACGATAGGTGCTGCTGGACCAGAAGCCGCGACCGCTGCTACCTTTGCAGCTCCTTTTCCAAGTTGTTTAGCAGCACCCTTTGCTACTGTTTTTGCAACAGATTTCTTCGGGTTTGCTTTTGCTTTTGGTGTTGTTTTCTTTGGTTTTGGTTCAGCCTTTGCTGATGCGGTCGTCTTAGTTGCTTTTGTTTTTGGTGTTGGCTTGGGGTCTTTGCCACCAAGTAACTTTTTAGGAGCACCTAAAACACTTTTGGCAATAGCTGCAGTTCCTACTGCTAATGTAGTTCCTACTGCAGCGAGCCCAACCTGTTGTGCAGTAGAAAGACTGTTAAACCCTTCTTTAATTTTATCTATTAGGTCTGGTAAGTTTGCTGCTGCTGCAGCTGCAGCGAATGCTATCAAGCTGCTTTTTGGATTAGAGAGTTCGTCTAATTTTTCGACAATCTTCTCGCCTTGTTCTTCACTGATGCCTTCTTCTGGATCTAATTGATTCTTGATATCAGCTTCGCTTGGTGCTTGTTGACCACCAGCTGTTGGCATTGATTTAGTATTTTGTTCAATCTGGTCTAGAAGTTCTGTTTGTTTGGCTAATTCCTCCACAGAAAGTTCTGATGCTGCTTGTAATTCTCCAAACATCGAAACTACTTTAGAATCTGTTGGAGAAGAACCACCACCCTCTCCACCAGAAGAACCTTTTGCTGACAGTTGTAGAGGCGTCTGTTCTAGAGGTGTCCCAGAACTGCCTTTGAACAGATCTGGGAATCCAATCACATTGTCCCCAGTAGATTGTTTTAGATTAGGTCTAATTTCTTCTGCCATTTTTTTATCTCTTTGAGGCTTCAGCCTTCTTCTTTAGATGTTCAACAAGCATAGCAACGTAGACTTCCCTCTCCCAAGGAACCATTGCCTCTATTTCCGTGAGAGAGTAATGGTGTTCTTGCATTAATAAAAAGTTCGTCTTGAACAAATTCTGCAAGGTCTCATGAGAGAGGCTTAGACGAAAAAATTTTCGTAGCCGTCAATAACAAGTGTATTGTCCTTTTTGCATGCCTTACAAGTAAAATCAATTGCATGTAATAATTGTGGCATACTTTCGTAAAATTCTCTGATCAGTGCAAATTGTTTCACTGAGAACTGTTCGATGAAATCCATTCTTTCCTCGAGAGGACTTTCTTGGAACTCAATCACTTCTTCATCATTATATATTGTCTTGATACAATTTGCCGTGACTTTATATATTTCTTCTATCGACTCACCCATCAGTTTTTCAATATCTGTAACCTTTGGGTAATCCATCTCAATTATCATTGAGTCTGTCAGCTTGATCTGTTTCTTATGACCTTTGTTCTTTGTAATCTTTACTTTTTCAAGGTCAAATTCAACATCGTTATCAATCCCACATTCACCACACTTTGCAATCAAGTTGATGATATTGGAGACAGACATGCCTCTGATTTCCAAAAATACTTTCTGTAAATCAAAGATTGGTAATTTAGATCCATCAACTTTACCCAGCGAACAGTTCGTGATGATCTGTTGTACTGTGTGGATCATATCAGAACTGTCCGTAGACTCTCCTGCCATAACCAATAGTTTTTCTTCTTTAACAAGGAAAGGTCTAAATTTTACTTTCTTTCCCATCGATGATATATTCACATCAAATGTTTGCACATCAATTTGTGGTAGTGCCATTACTAATTACTCCTTAAAAGTCAAACAGGTCTTTAAACCCTTTACCGCCATTTTTAAACATATTAACAAATCTTTTAACATTGCCGAGACGACCACCGCCATCACGGAATCCTTCTTCAATCGTATCTGAAGTCCAGTACTTATACGCAAATGTCACCGAGACTCTTGCAGGAGAATCAGTTGCTTGCCCCAACGGTGTTAAGTTTATCAGTCTCGGGAATGCGTCTTTGAGACACCACTTTCCTGTCCTGTTGTCTCCACGATCCAACGTATATATCTCGACATCAGC